CTCATTTTACATCAATAGCTTCTACCTCTGGAGCTACAAATAGATTTTCAGCTAGTAGAAAAAACCATACTTCTGGTGAAGATACTATAGGTGTAGTTATATCAACAGGATTTGAAGGAGTTACTCAAAAAAGAAATCCTTTAAGAGAATTTATAAATACAAAAATATTTGGAGATATATCTAGTAGTGTAAATAGATATTTTATTACTATGGAAAGTGGTAATTTTGGGGTGAGAAATGGTAAATTAGAATCTATATGCACTGGAGAATTAAGATTACCTCTTGGAGGTGGTACTTATAAATACCCATGGATGGATAGATATGAAAACCAAGTATTTGCAGCTTTTGGAACTGAAACTCTTTGGGCTAAAAAAGGTGGATTAAATGAAGATGGACAAATAGATCGATGGGGATGGAATTATGGTTTAAATATAGGATTATCTGATAGAGGAATACCATCAATATTATCCGGTTCAGATTTTAATGGCCTTGATCATAAAGCACCAGGTGGTAGAGATGGAAATGGAGTTCAATCAGTAAGTGTTCAACAAGGTCAACCATCT